GCACTGCTCATTTGTGTTTCCGTTCGTGGTGTTCGGCGTAGGCGGTGAGTGCGGCGCCTGCACCGATGATGAGAACCCAACACCAGAACGCACCGAATGTGGTGCCGATGTAATCGAGCAGTGACAGGGCAGCGTATAGGGCGACGAATAGGGCGACGGCGCGCACTGCGTAACGGATCACGGTTTTCATTTCGGCTCAATCTCTAGTGGTGTGATGACAGTGATGCCGCCGATTTTGCGCACATACTCGATCACAGGGTTTTCGTCTGATATTGATTTGGCAATAGCGCGTGCGTCGTCAACGCTGTGACATTTGATGCCGAGTTGTCGGCTGGTTGTTTTGACTGTCCAGTATGGGTTCATGTTTGTTCTCCTGTTGGGTTGGGGTTCAGATTGCTGAGATGATTTTGTTTGCCTTGAATGCCATCGCAAGTGTGACGCCATAGTTGGTGCGAATCCATTGGATGCGCTGTTCGGCGTCGGTGTAACGCTCAACCAAATTGGCGGGAAGTAATGCGACGAGTTCAGCGATGTCGTGGTTGTTGGTGCTCATGTTGTTTTCCTTTTGGGTTGGGTTGGGTTGGGTTGGTGGCGGCCAGTGTTGGCCGCCACCGTGGTTGTGATTTGCTTGTCAGTCAACAAACGCTGCACAACGATTTGGTGTGTGCAGGCTTGATGGATCGTATTCGTAGAGTCGAGTTTGCTTTCCTGTCTTGCGGTCAACAGATGCAATGTTCAGCAGATAAGCGTTTGCCAAATACCACTTGTTCGTTTTTTGGGATTGCACCCATGCGACAGGCATTTTGCATGTCGGGCATTCTTTGATCGGTCGACGGTCGCCCTGGCCACGATTGGCACGGCAGTTGCCCCATGTGGTTTTCCCGTGTTGGATGATGTCAGTTGGCTTGTTCATTTTGGTTGAGTCCTTTTGGGTTGGGTTGGGTTGGGTTGTCATTTCAGTTGCCGCCCTGGTGTGTCTCTGCACACTCTGCACACCATTCGCAAGGAACAGGTGCAAAGAAATTGGCCAGTGCTTTTGTTCGGTGTGCAATCGCCGTGCCGTGTTGCTCGCAGATTGAGTACCACTTCAAGGTGCCACCGCAATCGTCAACATTCAAGTCACTTGCCGAGATGACGGTGACGAGGGTGTTTGTTTGGCGTACGTAGCGGGTGATGGGTTGTGATGTCATACCTCAAGTGTATGCACAAACCCGAACCACACAACGTGTCATGGTGCAACATTTCCGAAAATGTATCTATGACCTGCGGTTTCGTTTAGTCCTGAAACGTCAAACGCCCCGCACCGAGGAGGGAAACGGTGCGAGGCGTGACGGTGCGCAGGCAGCAGATGCGCACACTATGGCAACATCCACTGCGCCTGGATGTCACTCGACTTCAGGTTCAATCGGCAACAAAACACCAACACTCAAACGGTGCACCCGACGAACCATTCCCAACGGAATCGCAACAACATGATCAACCATGCCATCGCCTTCAATTACGGACTGCGCCAACACTAGGTGACCAGGTTTCGCATGCGGAACTAACACACCAACCGAACGCACCACACACGGGCCATCATCAATATCGTCAACGCCCACCCATGTTTCGGTCACTGCGTGCGCGTCATGCCACACAACTTCCACCATCGTTTCGAGTCCGTCACTCACCGCCGTACACCTTCCCACGCCAGAACGCTTGACCATCAAATATCGGCACCTGCTCATATGTGAAACGATGCGTCACAGAGTTGTACGGGATGACCGCCAAACCTTGCTGCCAATCCTCGTGACGAGTCAACGGTCGCCCATCCAAATCGGTACCGCCACGGGTAGATGGCACCACACCGTCAATGCGAGCCAAACAACCAGGCGACGCCGCCATCACCGTTGACGGACCATCAAAATCCTCACGGGTCCGATAGGCGGTTTCTATGCGATGAATGTGCCCGTAGATCACACTGACTTTTTCGGTGGCGAGATACTTGTGGGCGGTGCTACCACCGGAGGCAACACGGTCGCCGTGGATGACTCGCAGTTTGGGTGTGATCCACACGCATCCCGTCGGGTATCCACTCAGATACTCAATGCCGTAGTCGTCAAGCCGACACAGGTATGGCACAGACATCACAGGCCAGGCGTCAGGGATGTTTCCTCGTCGCAACCCGAACGCCGCAGCAGCGTTGTCGATGAGGTAGCGGGGGAGGCGTTCCTCGTGGTTTCCTGCGATCCACACGATACGTGCGTCGGGTGCAGCATGGCGCACTTCAGCGCAGAGTACGGCGGCACGGTCAATGGTCGCCTGTGTCGTGTTCTGGTATGGGGCGGTGAGCCTGTATTTGCTCATCTCTGGCAGGTCAAGGTTGTCGCCAACGAGCACCACTAGATCAGGTTTCGCTGCCGCTGTCACCGCTAACGCAGCCGCTAACGCTGACTCGTCATGTGTGGGCACTAGAACGCCGTCTGCGCCCTTGTAATACCCGATCTGCATGTCGGGAAGTACAACACAAACAGAGCCATCAGCGGGCACCTGTGACGTTTTACGAGGTGGCAGTTTCACCACAGGACCAGGTTGCACCACAGGCCATTCGGGACCGTCAGCCCAATGAGGCGACAGTTGCACCGCCGTCAGGTCATGCACCGTCGGTTCACCAGTCTCAGGATCTTTCGTCACCTGCTGGTACAACGAGACACGCCGAACCGAACCAACCTCATCAACATCGATGCCGTTGCGTTCCAACAGTTCAGCGATACGCCCCAACGCTGCACGCCTCGCACCAGATGGTTCGACCGCACGCGCTATGTCGTCACTCAGCGCGCCCACAACGGCACTCCCCTCTGCGGTGGCGTTGCAACGCACCCTGCGACACGTTCACGCCCCGCTGGTCAAGGGCACGCCAGATGGCCGCCGTTGGCACTAACGGTTCAGAGAACGCTGCCAACAGGTCGGCATAGTCATCGGGGGTGAATGCCTCCTGCAACATTTTGACCGTGCACACAGGACCATTGGAACTGTTGACATGGGCGTGGATTTCGTTGAGTAACCGTTTCGGTTCGTTCACAGGTTGCTGCCTTCTGTTGTTGGTTCTAGTTGTCTAGATATTATTGACTTCGGATTCATCAACGGGCGCACTCCAAACACCGTCAACGAGTTGCCAACCGAACGACACACCAGCGTTATCTGCACACGGTAGGAGTTGTGCAACACCTGCGGGCGAATACGGTGTGACACCATCCCAAATAGAAATGTTCACGACAACACCATCGGCGTTCAATTCGAGCCATCTCATCCGAACACCCATATCTTGATCTGTGCATCTCCGCCATTACCACCTGCGCCAGAGTCGATAAGAGTTGCTGACGAACCACCACCTGCGCCGCCTCCACCGCCTGCTCCACCAGCACCACCGTTGCCACCCATATTTGAGGTTCCATTAGCACCACCGCCACCACCTTGCGATGCACCACCTGCTGTGCCGTTGCCACCATCGCCAGTTCCAGCAGCACCACCACCACCAGTTGTTGCGGCATAACTTGTTCCCGTAGTGGTAAGTGGTGGGTCACTTTCAGAACTCGCACCAGCATATCCGCCAGCACCACCGCCACCGCCACCGCGCCAACCCTTACGAGCAACAAGTGTTCCACGACCGCCAGTCCCAAACTCAAAACCAACAGTCATCGCCAATCCACCCACATAGCCCATACCACGTTCACCAGCACCACCAGAACCACCACCACCAGCACCCATAGCACCTGAGAAATAGAATGTTCCAAAGCGTGAATTACCACCTTTAGAGCCTGCACTACCGTTGCCATCTACTGTTGCTCGTGGCGCACCAGCACCGCCTGCACCAATAGTGACCGTCACAGATGCCCCAGCACCACCAAGTTCAGACACGGGGATAGACAAGCGTTCCCAAGCACCACCAGCACCACCACCACCTGCTTGACTGCCGCCACGTCGACCTGAACCACCGCCACCGCCAGCACCGATACATTCGACGACGATCAGTTTTGATGTGGCAGGAATCGTGTAAGTAGTTGAACTAGAAAAGGTTTGTGCGTCTAGTTCAGACATAGCACCAGCAGAACCTGTTGCACCTGTCGGACCTGTTGCACCTGTCGGACCGGTAGCACCCGTCGCACCGATAGCGCCAGTAGCACCGATAGCGCCAGTAGCACCAGTGGCTCCAGTTGCTCCGGTAGCACCCGTCGCACCGATAGCGCCAGTAGCACCGATAGCGCCAGTAGCACCCGTGGCGCCCGTCGCGCCCGTTGCGCCAGTTGGACCAGGAACAGTTGATGCTGCACCCGTCGCGCCCGTCGCACCTGTAGCGCCCGTCGCACCCGTCGGACCAGTAGCCCCGACTGCGCCAGTAGGTCCAGGAACAGTCGATGCAGCACCAGTCGCACCCGTTGGACCCGTAGCACCCGTCGGACCAGTCGCACCTGTATCACCAACAGGTCCAGCAGTACCCATGTTCTGAATCGAAACACTCTGACTCGTTTGCGTGACCGTGACATTGTTGTTCTCAGTCACACTGACCGTGAACGGCGTGTCATTGAGGGTCACACTCATCTAGTGACCTCAGCGTTCACCGTGAAATTCCCCTGCACCAACCGTGTCACATTACTACCATTGACCAGTTCCAGATCGTAAACAAAACTGGCACCAGAGACAGCCGCCATATCCGATGCCGATACCAAAAGGGTGATGGTGCCCAACGCGCCACCGAGGGTGATTTTGCCGTTCTCAGTCGTCAACGACAATGCGGCGGTCGGGCTGGCATAGTCTGCCCGCACCTGCATCCGTGCGGTGTATCCGGTCAGATTGATGAGAGCATCGTTCTCATCTCGCCAAGTTAAAACCCTCGTGAATGTTGCGCCTTGTTCTGCGGTGATGTTGTAAGTGCCTGCGGGCATCTCAAACCAGTCTTTCGTGTTCTAGTTGTCGTCTTTTTCTAGATGCCATTCCAAATGGCCCGCTATCCGTTCGCCGACCTTATCCACTTTTGTTTCAATACGAGACAACATCTCAGCGTTGTCGCCGTGCTGCTTGTCATTTTTCCGATCCAAACGTGCGATCAGTGCCACAATAGGACCACCACCACCGATGATTGCAACAACCACAGGAATCCACGTGGACATCATTCACCCGTTCCGAACGCATCATCAATTTCGTTGCGTGAGATTTTGCCATCGTCGGCGTACGCACGCGCCAACCGTTCGAGCACTTGTGACGCAGCGGCGATACCGGCGAGCACCGCAGCCTTCCATACGGGGATGCCACCCAATACGGATGCGCCACCCACAATGCCCATCGCCGAGTAGATGAATGTGGCCACAATTCGCAGTGCAATCGTTTTCATAGTTGACCTTTGCCGCTGCCTGTTCGGTTGGTTGTAATTTCTGCCATGAGATGGCGTTCTCGTATGCTATGCGATGCGGGTCGGTGTCAATGATGGAACCGTTAGGTGCCACTGTTCACCGCACATCAAGTGTGGGGAACGCTTGAATGGCGTCAAGTACGGCCTGTGGCAGTCTGTCGCCGCACACATAGCGGAGATGCCATGCTTCGAAGTTCGGGTTTTTCGGGTCTGCGACTTCCCATGTGAAACCAAACTTCAGGGCGTTAGAAGTTGCGAACCCGTCGCCGAGTAACCACTCAAGGCGTTTGCCCGCTGTAACTGAGGCAATATCGATGGCGAGTCCGATGCCATGATTCGAGGTGGCAGGCGTGCCCGCTGGTGCCATACCTTTTTTCAGGTACCACGTGACGCCCTGATATGTGCGGGTCACTTGCGGTTTACGACCTGTCGGCGATACGGCGTAACGGTTACTGAATAGTGCCATCTGTTCAGATAGCGGCCTGTATGCGCCAACGTGTTTGAGTTCGATACCGTCAAAGTAGGCGGCGAGTTGCATCGCATTCCACGCGGTAGCAGCGAGGCGGTGCAGTTTGCCGTTCGGTGCCTTAATGTTTCGCAGCAGGTGTGCGGGCAGTTTGCCATTCGCAACACCTACTAGATCGGAGGGCATGATGATCGGCAACACGGGATACAACATCAGTCGATCCTTGCGCAATAAGTAATCTTCATTGAGTCTGCCGTTGACCATGTCAACGGAATTGTGCCCGATAATGATGTTTGAGTCACATAAGTTCCTGAGGCGTTGTAAACAAAAAGTGAAACAGTAGTGGAGGAATCTTCTCGAACTGATCCAGCGAATCGACTAGTACTAATATTGAAACGAGCGTTTCCAAGGATTTCCTCGTTTGCAGTGAAAGTTCTTGAATCTGGCACTGTAAGAGTCACAGCTCCAGTGATCGCCGAAGTACTCCCAAGCGTGAAAGTTCCTTGAAAAAACAGGATCTTGTTCACAATGTTGTAAGCGGCGACCCATGTCCCATTTCCGACTGTGACACCACTGGCAAATGTGGGCGTGTAGGTGGTCCATGTCGCTATGTCGTTGAGATCGGTCGCGGTCAATACTTGGCCGGCTGTGAAGTTTCCTAGTTCTGTGGGCATCGGTCAGGGCCTTTCAGGAAATGTGACGGTTGGGGCTGGTGTCCATGTGGCAGGGAAGTCTCGCAACTGTTGGCGGTAGGTTGCCCATGCCGTTTTGTCGGTTGGTGTATCGGGAATCATCGCCCAATCAGACATATTCAACAACTGATTACGGACGTGGCGCATACGCTCAACCAGTATTTCGTCGGTGGCTGTGGTTTCGTTGTCTGTTAAAAGGTTCATCATGCCGCCTTGTAGTAAATGTTCCATCGAATAAAACAATCAACCGCCCAAGTAAACGGGACAGTAGCCGAAGGATTTGACCTTGTTAAATAAGTAGTAGAAGCGTTAAACACTTGAAACTCGCCGTTGTTTACAGATGCCCGACCGTCCAAATAACCAAAAGTTGCAGTACCTGCGGCAGTTGAGTAAACGACAGTTCCCAAAACAATGCCTGTTCTTACTTCTGTAATGCTAGTAGTTGTCGGCAATGTCATAATCGGATTTGAAGACATTACTGAAGTAGAACCAAAAATAAGTGAACCAAAAGCGTGAACAAAGTTATTGACCCGACAGAACTGTGCCGCCAAAGTCCCGTTACCGACCGTAATGCTAGTAAAAGTCGGCGTGTAAGCCGTGTAGGTCCCTAACACCGTGTTACCGATAGCGACTTTGGCTTCCAACGCCTCGACAGCGTCATTCAAGTCGCTGTGCTGTTGAGCGTGCGACGGTGACGTCAACACATCCGTCGACAACGGATTAGTGAACGTATCAAGCGTTGTGGGGAATGTGCTGGCCATTAGTGGTTCATCCTAATCGTGCGGCAGTGTCATCTGCATTTGAATCATTGTAAATCCATCCTGATTCATCATATGAGATTTCAGGCTGGTTGTAAGTTATATCAGTCCCACCCAACATTCCGTAGGTACTGTCATCAAGAATGAGCAGCGGCCCGTTCGTCTGGATTGGGCTAGGGCCGAGATAAATGCTAGTCACCCACTGATCATTCCTAATCGTATGACTGAACCCTTGCACCTTCAAACAACGCCAAATCGTTGTGCCAGAATTGTTTGGCTGGAAAATGACAACAATATCGTCACCCAATTCGAGAGTCGGCAGGAACGGTTCCAACGTCGCCAGGTTGCTCAACATGTTGACAGTCAACTGCTGAACAGATAGGCGCGGATTCTTATATAGTTCGAGCAGTACCGACGCCGCAAGTTCGGCAGCCTCAGGTGTGCTCATCAACGATAGATCAATGGTTTGTGTTTGAGGACCGTACAAAGTGATCGAGGTGCTGTCAGAAACAGACACATCACCGAATTCATATGTTGCGTCTATCCGATTGAAAATTGCGTCAACATTGTTGGCATCAATCTCAATGTCGTTGTACGGATATGTTGAACCTGATAGCCCACTAAAAAACGCTACCGGTTTGATTGTGTTGACTGTGTTGTAGTTCTCGAAACGGACATCTCCTTCACGGTTGATGCAGATTGTGCCCTGTTCAGCGTTTTCTATCTGACGCATGTATTGTGTGGCGGGCTGGTTCGCTGGTCTGTATGTGCCGACTGACTGCACCCCTGTTTCAATGCTGCGCCAGGCGGCAGGCCATCCGATATCGTCTAACACTCTTGTCAGCCTTGATGACGACGATTCTCCTGGATGACCGATTGCGTCTTGATATCTTGCAGCGATATCAGTATCAGATATATCAACCGTTGAGAATGAGACGTGGCTCATGCCGGCACTAACACTGATCTGATATATTGGATCGACAACGAATACGGGTGAGTAGGCGACGAGTGCGGCAGTGAATACGACAGAACCGTTCACATATACGTAGATGGTTGTGGCATCCGCTTGCACGACTACATAGTTCCCACCTGGTTTCGGTTTGATGTCTATAGTCAGCGAAGTGTTGAGGTATCCATTACCGCTGGCATAATCCGAATACTGCAATGTAGTCAACTGACCTGAATCGTCAATGCTCGCATACATCAGGTCACCGACATATCCACCACCGCTGACAGCCCTACGCTGGAATGACATCACCCACATCGAGCCGCTTGTTTTGATGTCTGTCATGTCTATGAAAAACTCAACCCGTTTGCACGCTATAGGTGTGACAGTGGGAGAAATACCAACTAAACTGGCAGAGCCTTCGTATAGCAGGTTCGGGTTGATACCTGAAGCAGCAATCGTGTTGCTCGCACCCGTCGGTATGTTCGACGGTACAAGTGTCGGAACTCTCACATCGGGATTGGAAATGAATTTGCCGTCGGATGTAGTTAATATGTCTAGTTCTGTTTGTTGCATTGGGAAGTATGCAGACGTTGTGGTGTCTGCCTCCACTTTTTGTTGATATCCACTTTTGAACAGGAACGAATTGCTGAGGATTCGTGTCGCGTCAACACACGGAATCGTACTGACCGCATATTTGTTGCTGACATCATATTTCGTCGGCCATGCAGTCACGAACCCGACGAACATGACAGTCGCATCTAGTTTGATCCGCATTGGTGTCATCGGTATCAACGAACCGAAGTATGTGCCCGTCTCAAAATATGGGTCAAAGATGCGCGTCGTATTATTCAGATTCAGTGTGGCAGTACCTTGTGCATACTGTGAGAATTCGTCACTGCGCCCACGATTGATGTTTGCGTCAAGCACATACGATGTGATGTCAGTCCAGACAGGTGACGTGTTCAACGGCGCATAGCCAAACGCCATCTCGACTGTCAGTGTGCCTGATAGGTAACTCATAGAATTCGACTGTCAAGCCGAGTGCCGCCAGACCTAGCGAACTTGTTGATTTCTCTCACGATTAGTTCGCCAATGTTTTTGCCGTCAGCGCCGAGACCAGCGTTGACTGTGATGTTGATTCCACCACCACCAGTGCCGACGCCGTACTGTGCGCCGCGTGACAACGGGATCACGGCCTCTGCTCCGGATTCGCCTATAAGGGCGACGGTCGGGCCCGTTACGATTCCCCCTGAGGCTAGTTCGGGTATCCCTGGCAGGTCAGGCGGGTTCACCGTGAATTTTTTGCCGAAAGGTAAACCAATCTGAAAATCGAGTAGGGCGTTCAGTTTGTCAATGACCTGCGTGTTAATAAATCCGATGATGCCGTTGGCAAAATCTTTACCAATGTTCAAACCGCCTTTAGCCAAACCTTTCAAGGCTTCAACAAGTCCATCTACCAACGAGCCACCCAACTCACCGCCGATACTTCCCAACTTTGCAACTAAGGTGACGAATAGTCCAGGTAATTTTTTGACTAGATCAACAACGAAACCGCCTAGACCTTTCACCGCTTCAGGCAATAATTGTGCAGTCCAACTCAACAACGCATCAACCAGTTTGACCGCCTGCGCACCGAGTTTGGGCACTGCCTCATTGACCACCCAATCAAGAATGGCCAGCAACAGGTCGCCCAACGCTTTCAACGCTGGCACGATCTGCGGTTTGATCCATGCCACCAACGCATTGCCGAGTTCGATGAGTTTCTCCACCATCATTGGCAGACCTTCATCGAGCAACCAGTTTGCTAGGTCACCGATCAACTCACCGAGACGTTTCAGGGCTGGCGGCGCCGCCTTCTGTATCCATTCCCACAACGCTTTTGATGCTGTGCTTAATGCGTTAACAATCAAAGGCAAACCAGTATTTTTGAGCCATTGCAAATAGGCGTAGTACGCATCGGCGAACGCTTTAATCGCTGGAGGGACCGCGTCTTGAATCCATTGCCACGCCGCATTCGCATACTTGATAAACGCCTCTTTAATCTCAGGCAGTTTTTCCTTCACCTTCTCAATGACACCCGACAGGCCATCCTTCTCGATGATGCTCGCCAGGCTTGAAAAAATCGGTATCACCTTGTTGGTGATGAAACCCAACGCCGCCCCAAACGCAGGGATCAACGCCTTACCGAGTGAGGCTTTCACATTCTCAAACTCTGCGGCCAGGATTCGCTGCTGGTTTGCCACACCATCAGAGGTTCGCAAGAAATCGCCCTGCGCGTCGCTGGTCTGCTTGAATATGGCCGCCTGCGCAGCCAACACCTTCTGCTGCGTTGTGAGAGGACCTTTGCCACTGTAGATACCCATCGCAAGTGCTTCGGCTTTCAACGCCGCATCATCGAGCATGACACCGTATTTGCGGATCGGTTCCGATTCGCCACGCAACGCCGCACCCAACGCCTCAGCAGCCTCCTCCGGTGACGTATTAGCGAACGACGCCATGTCTGACGCCAACGCCACAAGGTCGGTGGAGAACGCGCCGAGGTCTTTGCCTGTTAGCCCTGCCGCTTTACCGAACACACCAAACGTCGAGGCGGCGGTCAGTGCTGCGGTCTTTGACTGGCCGAGAGTTTTCGCGGCACCTTCAGCAAATTTGGTGACCTGATCGTTGGCATCACCAAAGATGACTGAGGTTTTGGCTGCGACTTCCTCTAGATCTGAGGCGCTGTCGATGAGACCTTTGGCGATGACGGCAGCGCCAGCAGTTGCGGCAGCAATACCTAGTGCCGCTTTTTTTCCGAAGTCAACGAGTTTGCCGCCGAGGGCGCTGGCCTTACTGCCTACGTCGTCGAGCGCGCCGATAGCACCTTTGGCGTTTCCTAGAATCTCGATGCTCAGTTTGCGGGTGCCCGCCATTTTTTACTCCTAATCAGGGAAAACGTTGCCGAGGATTTTTTCCATCCCGTCACCGTAGATGTCTATTATCTCATCAATGTTGCGTCGTACTGTAGGAAACAGGAAGTATCCCGCACCCTCACGATTACCGAGCCACGGTTTGAACTGATTCCAACCGATACGCACACCAGTCACCTTCACTGCGGTTGCGCCATAGTCCTGGCGTGCCCGTTTGCGGACCGTGCTACTGCCACCATATTTGTCATATGCCAGCGTTTGCGATTCAACCTTTTTGCGTACCTTCGACAGTGATTCGTTCTGTCGCACAATGGTCGCACGCCCGCCAGTGTTTTTGATCAACCGTTTACGGTTCCGATGTGCACCGAATTCGGCACCACCGAAATACGGGTACCGTGCACCACCAGCGTTCACCCTGGCAGCGACACCAGATTTCGACGCATCCATTGACTGCGCCGCCTTGCTCGCCATAGGCGAAACACTGCTAGCGGTCGTTTTCGCTTTACGGATCACAAACTCAGCGACCTGATAGTTCAGTGCCTTCAGTTGACCTGCACCGTCAGGCCCGCCAGCCTGCTGCGCTTTTTTGATTTCACGGCGTAACTCAGCGAGACCAGTGACATTCACACTGTCTGCGCTGCGCACTACGGCCATGACTCACCTTCTGTTCTGTTTGCGGGACTCATCCGCCTTTGTTTGCAACACATCCACCATCGCCTCAAAGATGCCCTCAGGGGCATCTAGAAGCGCCTGTGGCGCGATCCCTGTCTCGACCGCGACCTGTGCCACCAAATAGGTCAGGGAGTCCCGACGGTAGGGTTTACATTGGCATCAAGATCAACATCTGCGACCGTGTCTAGATAGTCGTCAAATGTTTGTGATGTCTGATTCTGCCGTTTGTCGGCGGTCCATGCCAACCAGAGGATGTGTTCCATTTTCTGATCCTCAGAGAACGCACGCCCCAAACCCATACCGAATTCGCGCTCAAACGCCACAATGTGTGGTGCGCCGATTCGGTAGTTGTGTGAGGTTCCGTCGGTTTTTGTTACTGACAACTGCCATGTCAGCATATTAGTTCGTGCCCCACGTGACAGCGCCTGTGATCTGCAACGACAACGAGAATGTCACGAGATCGGCGACCGAACTGGAAACCTCATATGACGACACGAAACATTCGCCAGTGACCTTCGGCAAACCAGCGGTCGTGCCGGCGGGCGAGTAGTCAAAAGTTGACGAGGTAGCGAGACCGAGCAGCGCAGTGATCTGCGTGTTCAGTGTTGCATCCCATTTGCCCGAAACGCTGATCGTGTCACCATTTCGCAGGGTGCCCTGAAAAGTCTTTGATGTCGAACCGAATGTGGTGGTTTCGGCCATGTCGGTTGTGTTTGCGATACCGCTCACAGAATCCACATACGACGAAATGTCGGTGAGTGTTCCGGCAGCGTTATCAAGTTTGAACGAGGATGATCTAGCGGCTACAAATGCCATGATGTTTTTTCCTTAGTTACGGGCCAGACTGACCTGGCATGTGAATGATGGGGTGGTGCCACCCGCAGTATATGACGCGCGCACGTAACGGTTGACTGTACCCGTGAACGCGAGCGCCTGACTGGTGGCCGCTGTCGCAGTAGTGAACGTCGCAAGTGTTGACCACGTGCTGTTGTTTGTTGAATGTTGAATCACTACAGCGAGAGTCGGTGACGTGCCAGTGACGGCAGTGACATGCAGGTTGGCGATTCCACCATTGGTGGTGCCAGCGGCGTTGTCAACGCTTGTGCCGTTGCCTGTGGCGGTGATGGCGGCGAGGTCGGCGAGACTGACACCCAAACCTGGTGCCGAACCTGAACCGAACGCCATACTGAATGACACGAGATCGGCGACCGAACTGGAAACCTCATACGAGATCGTTTTGGTGCCTAACAACCACACAGGGTTCGTCACTGCGAAACCGCTAGGCGCGACCGATGTGGCCACTGTTGATTCGCCTGTGATAGCAGCGATGATGTTAGTGAATGCGGTACCTGCACCGGTGGTGTTGTCAAAGAGTCCGTCAAGGTTGAGGGCGATATCCTCCAACCCTGGCTGGAATGTTTTGGCAGTATCGGCCAGCGTGGTCGTTTCGAGCATGTCAAAGTTCACCGACGGTGAGACAGTGCGCAGGATCGCCGCTAGAGGGTTCGTTCCGTAGATCACTCTGGTTTGGTTTGAGGAAATGAAAGGCATCTGGTCGTTCCTTTATGCGGTGACGGTGACGGCGAAATCTACGAAAAGGTAGGTCGAGCCATCAGGTGAGTTCACTGTACCAATCTGTTCGGCTGCGGTGACGCGTGCATCAAATGCAGCACCACCCAATGTGACGTCACTCTCGACAGCAGTTTTGACCGATGTGGCACCTGTGCCTGCGAGATAGGTTTCTAGTTTGTTTTGGGCGCTGCGGTCGTCTGCTCGTGCAACAACCAGAGTGACAGTGAATTCAACACTGTCGCAACCTCTCGCCATCGTCGAATCAAATTCAATGCGGTCCAACGAGATCAACGCCGCAGGAAATTGCGGGTTATCAGTGAGAACTGTGTAAACACGCAAACCAGCGATGGTCGCCAGGTTTGCGGCCAGCCCTGCCCTGAGGCTTGAGATCGCTGCGGGCATCAGGCCACCACGAAAGTTTTGTACGGTGCCACCATTGCGGCGACATCGGGGTCGATGCGGCGAACGACGATGGCGCCGAGGTCGCCGAATCCTGCGACACCCAACGGGGAGTCAAGGCGTTTGAACTGGCGTGATGCCAGCAGTACGGTCGCCTCACGGATGGCGTGTGGCACTGACGGCCATCCCCATTTCGCGGTCACTTCAATGAGGGTGCGACCGTTTTCGGCGACAGGGAAAACAACATCTAACGCACGCAGCAGAGTGATCGGTTCGCCTTGTGCAGCAGCATTCGAGGGTTCTGTTTGGTAATCAACACCGACCGTGAGGGTGGTGCTGAATGAGCCTGACATCTGGTCGTCAACTTTGACGATCAAACCTGTAGTGGTTGAGATGTCGTCAACGAACAGAAAAGCGTTACGGTTCGCAGCATACGTGCGGGCGCTGACTGCACCGTCAACATAGAACCGGCGTGAACATTCGCCGTCAATGCGCCGTGAGGCTGCCTCGACTGCTCGTTCTAGGAGTGCATCATCAACATTGTCGGCGATGCGTGCAGCGGATTTCAAATCGCTGAGGGTGCAGTACCCGTTCGTGATAGCCATATCAGTTCACCACCATGATTGAAAGAGTGTGTGTGCCTGAACTTGTAATGGCGTGCAATGACGATGTGGGTGGCATAGAGAACTGGATAGTCGTCTGACCGTCTAGTTCATAACCATTTGCAGCGGTGACTGCACTGTCGCCGAGGTAGGTGTCGGTGCCTCCACCTGCATCAGAGTGCACTGTGATGAAACATCCATCGGCATCAGTTTGATGCAGTAGCACACGGGTCGTGCTTACTGACACCTGCGCGGTTGTGATCGGCACGATTTATGCCTTGCGAGTTTTCGCGGCTGGTTTGGCGGCGGTTTCTTTCACAGGGTTCACGGCAGCAGTTTCAACTGTCCCGTCAACTTCAGCGAACCTGTTGACAATCATGTCTGCACCAACATGGTCGGCGACCTCAATGGTGCCACCGATAGCGGGCCATTCTTGCCCATCAATGGTTCCTGATATTGCGATAAGCATTCTGATTTTCATGCTGCGACCTTTGCAAAAAATGTTCGGATATGGGTGGTGGTTCACCGTCACCGCATCAAAGACACGGTGACGGTGACCAACATGGCAGGGCTATCAGGAGACAGCGCCACCGACGAAACACTTGACAGCACCGGTCTGATCGACCAGAACACCGTCAGTGCGGAGGCTCACACGGAACGTGCGCACCGAGTAGTCGAACGCAAAGTCGTCAGACACGGCAACTTCAATGCCGTTGACTTCACGAATGAAGTACGACGGCAAGTGACCGAATAGGACTGACTTAGCGGCGACCGCGGTGGAGGCCATTGAGTCGTTGATGTGAACGGGGAAACCGAGCAACGTGTCAGCAACACCATTGAGACCTGGTGCGAACAGGTACTGGTTGGTAGTGTCTTTCAATTTGCGTGCGGCGGCCATTGAGGATGAGTTCATCATCCATGCCACGCCTGGTTGCGCCTTGTAGGTGCTTGACACCGAGTAGTTCAGGTCAATGAGGTTGTCGGCGGTGAACACACCCGAAACGGCTGCGGCACCAGTGACGCCGGTGGTGGCGTTGGTGACGATACCGTAAGGCTTGCTCGATCCGTCGCCCGTGGTCATATGTCCACGAGTTGCGACACCGATGGCCAAACCTGCCTGGCGTGCCAAGAAACCAGCAACATCGACGGTGGCATCTTGTGCGAGTTCGTTCGACATTTGAACGAGCACGACATACTTGTATGCGCCGAGGGTAGCGGTGCCGAGAGTCGGGTCCGATGCGCTCGCTTGTGCAGCCTCGCCAACAATGCTGGCGGTGCTAAATGCGGTCGACTTCGGAATCGCTAACGACTCACCAGATGCGGTGGTCAAAACGGTTGCGTACTGACGAACAACGTTCGCCTGAACCAAATGCTCAACGATGCGGTCGTACACTGACGACGGAACCATTGTGGCGCTTGACTTAGTGATGGCACGCTTCTCAAACTTTGCGGTGCGCTGTTCACCAGCCAACAAACGGCGAACCGTTGCATCATCCTGGTCAACTTCAGCGGCTGCGCCACCGAGGTTTGCGGGAACGCCGAGGCGTGCGCGTGATTCTTGAATGTCACGGTCACGGGTTTCGGCGTCGAGGATTGACTTGATTCGAGCATCTTTGATGTCGAGGTCGGCGTTGATGCGTTCAAACGTTTGGTTTTCCTCAGCGGACAGATCACGCTTTTCAGCGGTTGCCACATCGAGAAGTGCTTTGGCCTGTTCCCATGCCTTAGCCCGTTCGTCAGATAAATTTGCGATGTATTCGCTCATGGTTTTTGTTCCATTTCTGTTTGGGGGGTTGATGTTTTGGGGGTTCAGGTGGTGACATTCTGAGGTGGTGCCAGTCATGCTGGTCCGGTCTTGATGTTCCGATCTGAGGTGTTCACGCTTTTTTGGCGTAAAGATCATTCATTCGACGAGCCACCGCAACGGGCACAGTGCTCGCAGGTGTTTCTTCGATATGTGTTTCGGTTTCTGTGTTGCGAACAGTTGCACCAGTTGTTTCAGGGTATGCGGGGAAACCAGTCACAACAGAAACCTCGTGCAATATAACCTCAGTCAGCATTCGTTGTGCACCATTCTCTGACCACAGGTCACCGCCACGAGGAACACTGAAACCGAACGACATGCCGTGAACGTCACCGCGTTGCATCAACGCTGACAGGTCACGAGCGTATGTGGTGTCTGGTAGTTCACCCTCGACGAGTAGGCCACGCTGATCCTCAGTGACAGTGATGGTGCCAGATCGGGTTGAACCGAGAACGAGATCGGTGTTGTGGTTGACGAACATGCGAACTTCACGACCTGCGTTCAGTGATCGTTTGAATGCGCCAGGTCTGATCGTTTCGGTAAATGGCAACGGTTCTGACGGGGAGTTGAACACGGCCGCATATCCACGGAACCGCATCGGCTGCCCTTCCACATCGGACCGCACCTCAATATTCCCGAACGAAACAGTACGGAATTCAACGTCACGACCTTGCACCTTACGATGCTGAATTTCTAGCGCGCCATACCTGACGGCAAGTTCGGAGGGTTCGTCGGATTCCATTTCAGTTTCCACGGTATCACCAACGATGAGTCGGTCGGGAATAATCCACTTTTTGCAGATACCTTCCGGTGCAATGTCACCCTCAACGATTTCGCAGGCGTGTGCGCCGTCATAGAAAACGCACGAACTGCACACCAAACCTTCAGCAGCGAACGGCGACTCAGCCATATAGTGCGCACCGTCAGCACTCGAATCCTGTGTGTACGAGCCGAACAGGTCCACCACTTTTTCGTCGTTCTCGTACTGCATCATTTGCCGTGGTGTGAAACCGAGATCGGCTAGTTCACCATCACGGGTTTCTAATTCGTTGAGGTCCATATTGTTTGTTTCCTTTTCGGATGTTTTGCTTTCAGAAATAATTGCCAACGACCATGCGCGCCCTGCGTCGCCGCCCCACAACGCCCATGCGATACGGCCCGCAGATGGGAAACCTTCCTCGCCGGCACGGAAACCTTCGGCATCCTTATCAACCAGATGACGCGCAAAATACGATGACATCCGTTTGATCGTGTCGAATGACAGATCGCCATTGATGATGTCTCTGGCACGGGCAACACCGACCGCCGTGCCACCACGCCCAAACTCCTGACGCCATTCCAAACCTTGCTGCGCCTCACTGCGCATCGCCGATGTCGGCGTGAACGAATCGGCACGCACCTCACGATTCTGATCGTCATATTCAGATTCAGCGATATTCAACGCTGCCAACTGGCGCATGGCCGCCGACCTCGTTTTGTGGCAGCCAACAACGTCACCACCATCCTTGACCACGGCATATCCATCGCAGTCAGCATTGTTGTTCTCAATATGCCACGGCATTACAACGGCGGCTCTGTGTCAATGCCCATCGGGGGCGGGTTATCACCAGGACCAGCCATCGGTGCACCAGGCAACGCCATCACGAATTCGTCGCCGCCTTCATACGGTTCGAGGTCCTCACTGGCACGACATTCGTTCGGTGTACGAATACCAGTCGCAACGGCCAACTGGTACGCCTTCAAACGGCTGAGAGTGTCAGCACGCAGGAACGCATCAACATCAAAACGCACAAAATCTGGTGGCGCTAACAAACTAGAAAACGCATCCTCAAGACGACGCAACCACGGCATCAACGTATAAGTCACAAAATGCTGACCAGCCATCTCAGCATTGGCGTATGTTTGCGAGTCGCCCTTAGCGCCAATCAAGTATGATGGCACACGGAAAATGCGTGCGATCTGCAAAACCTGCTGCTCACGCGACGCATTCAACTCCATGTCAGCAGCACTCGCCGTGACTGGTCGCCACTTCATGCCACCAGTCAACACCGCAGGGCGGCGCCGACGGTTGTGCTGGTCAAACCACGTTTCACGCAGAACCTTCGCCTGCTGCGCTGTCATCTCGTTATCGGTTTCAATAACACTCGAAGGCGTACCGCCGTCAGCATAGAACTGTGCCATATGGCGTTCCATTGCCAACGCCAAACCGATTGTCGTTTTCTGTTCCTCAATAGGAGACAAACCGATAACGGCCTGAGGTGGTGCCCACCAGCGAATATGCAACATGTTCTCAGCCGGAACAGGCTCACCTGCGACGGTGTAGTTGCGGGTCTGCATGTTCAACGACACAACATTCACATTCGTCGGTGATAACGGTGTCAACGCAATCGGCGTGCCGTTCGCACTGCGGTCCACATAAATGTACGAATTCCCATGCAACGCCAAACTAGTGATCGTCTGATGAATCAACTCGTATGCCGTCACAGTTGACGACGGATCAAGAAACAACGCCGGAACATCCATCGGCACATTCCGATCACCGACCCGACGAGTCGAACGCAACGGTAGTGACGCAACACTGTCAGCAATCAAACCAACACACGCCATCACCGCCGAGACCTGCAACGCAGTTGACTCATTGACAGGTTCACCAGACCAATTCGTTACGGTACCGAAACCGCTGTTCTGCAATGGGAGAAACTCGCGTCGTTCACGCCTCGAAATAATGCTCATCTAGAAACCAGCCATCCTGTCAAAATCAGACCAACACCAGCAACAACGATGCCAGCAGG